TGTTCACTGAATGGAATAGATATGATAACCCAGTAGCTATAGGGATAGATGCTTCGCGGTTTGATGCTTCAGTGGATAGAGGATTGTTACAATGGGAACATAGTGTGTACAATGTGTTGTTTCGTGATCGGGAGTTGGCTCGATTATTGGAAATGCAGTTGGATAACACGGGTAAATCCTATTGTGCGGATGGCACTATTAAATATAAGGTGAGTGGTGGAAGAGGTTCGGGTGATATGAACACTAGTTTGGGTAATTCCCTCATTATGTGTGCAATTATATGGGAATGGTTACGTAAGATCGGCATCAAGGGATCTCTCATTAATAATGGGGATGATTGCGTAGTCATTGTGGAAGAAGGCTTTCTGGGTCTATTTTCCGAAGGGTTTGATGGCTTTGCTGGTAACCTTGGATTTAAGATGGTGGTTGAGGAACCAGTCTATGAATTTGAGGATATCGAGTTTTGCCAAACCCACCCAGTTGCACTGAGTGAAGGGTACCGAATGGTCAGAAATGTTGACGTTGCTAGGGAAAAAGACACTATGTGCTTATTCCCGTTGGATAATCCTAAGGCTTGTGCTTCGTGGATGTATGCAGTAGGGGAGTGTGGGTTGGCTTTGTGTTCTGGAGTGCCAATCATGCAAAACTTCTATGGTGCATACATGCGAAATGGAAAGAAATCTAAGATGAGTGAAGCTGTATTTATGCAGTCTGGATCTCGAATGATGGCTGGGGGTATGGACACTAAGGTGTCAGTCATTACTCCCGCAGCCAGAGATTCTTTCTTTCAAGCTTTTGGATATACGCCAGATGAGCAGAGAGCAATGGAAGCATATTATGACAATTGGTCATTCAAGTTTAACATCCGAGATGTCGATATTATTAACGACATTTATACCTCCCCCCTGTAAATAATATTAATGTATGGAAATTATTGTGGGCCTTATTGGTCTGATGGTGCTTTTCAGTCTAGTGTTATCGGCACTAAAACGCCTGTGGATGCGTTCGATGATTCTTGTATGCGACATGATGCAAATTATGCTCGAGGACGTGGATTAAAGAAGGCAGACCAGGATTTTTATGCTGAAAACATTGGGCAAGGGCCCCTCAGATCAGCTGCTGCTATTGTAGTTGGCTTGCAAGGATTGCTACGACCCGCTGACAAATATAGTCCAAATAGTATAGAACCGGAATTTGTCAGCCCAAACGAAAGAATGAATAAGAATCAGAAAAATAAGACGCAAAATTTGCGCGGATCACGTGGATCAAACACAGTAACACGCCAAGAGCGGTTATCTACACGTAACGATGTAGTGTATGCAGCACCTATGAGCGTTGCAACACGGCGTACTGGAAAGTCGCCTCAAATCAATTACTCCAAGGATGTAGTTCGGATTAAGCACCGGTCTTTCTTAGGCTCTGTGAATAATGCCCTCAATTATGAGGTCGCTTCATATCCCTTGAATCCTGGTATGTCTTCCACATTTCCTTGGTTGTATAAGTTAGCTCGGCGCTACGAGGAGTATCGCTTTAGAAACTTGCGATTTGAATATCGTTCCGTGGCTCCCACATCTGTAGGTGGTGTGGTGATGATGTCGTTTGATTACGATGCAGCAGACTCTGCTCCTACAACTAAATCTGCTCAGGCCCAAACCGTCCCTAACTCTGAATGTAACGCATGGATGAACAATGATTTGATTGTTCCTTGCGACTCAGGGTTCCAGTATATTAGATCTGGTGGTTTGAGTGCTAACCTTGACATAAAGACTTATGATATGGGTCAGTTGTTTCTGAGCTCCGTGTATGGTAACAATATCACTTCTGGTGAATTGTATATTGAGTACGACGTTGAGCTCCGGAAACCAACAGACGGTGTTGAAACAGGTGGTACGATTACTGCTGCTTCACCGTCACAACCTGCCCCTTTAGGCACACCATCATCAGCAGTGTACTCCGGATCGGCTCTACCATTCACTATCACCAGCAGTACGCAACTTACTTGTGTACAGTCTGGTGAATACTTGATTGGTTGGATTATCCAAGGTACAGGCGTTGGTGGGTATATTTTGCCTACTATCATCAGTGGAGCTTCTGGAAGTGCTGTTGCGATGTCTGCGACATCCAAT